GAAGCTCCTTAGAACATTCCCTCCTAAGTGCTGTGATGTTGTTGCTCTTTGTCCAACTGTGCTGGGTAATCTACGCCATCCAGCCTTGAGTAGGTCAAACGGCAAGTCCATCAGTTCTCCTGCAGCTCTGTTCATAAGGAATAGTTTGCCACCTACAAGAGGAATGTGCTTAACTATCCTACCTACTATACCCCAACCTACATAAGTTAGTGGGTCTGTTAAGTTCTCCATAACCATGTACTTGAGGAACCAGTTGCTATCCCAGTTATCCCAAGCATAACTAAGCGCCATCCATGTATTTTCAGTCTTTCTCAGCCTTTGATATTCGGCTTCTAGGTCAGGAATGAAGTTCTTATAAACTGCGCCAGCTATAGGCTGACTCACATGCTCAAAGTATATCTTGGATGTGTCAAGGAGAGCTAGGCCAGGTTGCACTGCCATTTCCTTTAGCATAGAAGCTAGTGTATAGTCAGGCATTTCGTGAAGACCACTTTTGAAAGATTGTAGCATATTAACTTGCTCTTGCCACTGGTCAGCTAACCGCTCAGCTTCCAGCCTGTTGAATTCTGTGGCTTCAAGGTCAGCATCACTATATCCCATACCTTTCAATAGCTCAGTCCATTGGTCTTGAGACATTACTGGAGAAGGAATTGCTTCTGTAGCTAGTGCCTTAACTATTTCCTCAGTGGATAGTTGATGAAGACCAACTGGGATAAAAGGAGCTGCTGGTTGAGGGGCAACTAATGCTGGCAGTTCCAGTGTCTCTGCAGCCTCAGCTAAGTATCCCTCAGGTTGCATATTAGTACGGCCTAACATTTCAGTTATAGTAGCTATAACAGATTCCCGCTCAGCTGGGCTTAAGCTACTGGGAATAGGATACATTTCTAATATCTCACCTAAAGAGCCTTTAGTTCCAGTTGCTATAGTCATAGGAACTACTGAATATATATTCTGGTAGTAGAGGTTCTTTTCTAGCTCATTAGTAGCAGTCTCTATACCTCCCTTAATGTTCAAGCCCCAAGTAATCGCCTTTGTAGCAAACTCTGCATACCGTTTCTTCTCAGGAGTTGGAAAAGGAAACTGAGGTCCAGGAGGCCCAAATAGCTGGAAGTATCTGCTAGACATCTCACTAATCTTATCTATCTTAGCACTGTAGTCAGAAATCTGCTTCTCACTTGCTATAGCTAAATCATGGAATCTCTGAGCTTCTTTGTCATATTGCTGAAGCCATTGTTCTTCAAACTGATTTCCGTCTGCCATATATCACCTCACTATTATACTGTTGGCATACTAGGCCCAGTATCAGGCCCTGGAACTTGAGGTTGCTCTAATTCCTGCCCTGGAGGAGTCTGCGGTGCTGGAGCAATAGTAGCTTCAGCTGTACTTGCTGCCTTCTCATATAAGCTAGCTGCATCAATATCTCCTAATTCTCTGCACTTTATTGCTGCTTCCCTTAAAGCTTGCACTAGACTGATAGTAGCCATAACAGGATGCTGCATAGCTACATCCTTTCTGGCTTGAGCTTGTTCTTTCACTGGGTTGGTGATTTCTGGGAAGAGCTCACTCATTACCTTAGTCTCAGACAACTTGAATGTTGGACTTAGCATTCTGGCTACTGTTGCCTTCTGAGATAAGTCACCAGGAATCTTTATATCATAGTTAGCTGTTACTCTAATATCCTCTGTTATTTCTGCAGGCAACTTAAACCCATAGGGCTTAACATGATGCTTTCTTATCATACTTATCCAGAAGTTGTCTATGTCTGATAGAACATCAATGACTGCCTGATGATAGGGAGCAAAAGCTTGCTGAGCCGCCGCTGACACCTGAGCCATCAAGTAAGCACTCATAGCTTGCTGCACATTACCATATAGAGCATAAGGAGGCCCGCCACGCTGAAGCATTGCTTCCATATCAAGTCTGTCACTTCTAAGCTCCACTGGGATAGGAGGAACTGCCAAAGCTTCTATAGTGTCCTCAGGTGTTCCTCTAAATATAGTTCCCCTCTTAAACACATCCTCAGGCTTCATAATAGGTTCACCAGAACGGCTTTTCTCAAGCCATCTTGGCTGAGCTGTATCTCGGAGAAGCTGTAAGGAGAATGTCCAGTGCTTGTTAAGGTATTTGTATATCGTCTCATTAGTAGCAACTATAGACTGCCCTATCTGAGCTCTCCATTCCTTACCAGAAACTATAGAGCCCATATCAGGAAGTCCACCTACAGGAGAGATAAAGATTGGGATAGTCTCAAGAGTAATGTTGGATGAGGGAGTAGTCACTAACTGATTACCAATCATAATGTAGTTGACTACTGCCCCATCCTCATCATACTTCCAGTAGTCACGAACAGTCTCGTCAGCAGTAATCTTATTACTGACAGACCAATCCTTAACCCTTATCTTCCTGTTAAGGGAATCTGCGGTAGCAGGATAAGTATGAACACATCTATCCATTCCATCCTCACCATATCTGGGAAATACATTTGCTGGATTCCAGATTTCAGCAAAGCATCCTTCATCAGTAGCTACAGCAAACACAGAATACCATCCGACTGCTATTATAAAGGAGACTAGTTCACGAAGCCAAAACTGCCTACCCTTCCTTCTATGATTCTCAGCAACATCATCCCATGCTAGCTTCAAGAAGTCTTCTACTGCAGCAGCAGGGCCTGTCTGTGCAGATGTTAGCTTAGTGACAGGAATTTTATGAGGTATGTTCTGGGAAGATAAGAGGTGGAGGGCTAAGTTATAAGCAGTCCTAGGGTCATTACTTACAAAGCTTTCCATGTCCTTTTGAGCTAGAGTATCTACCATCAAAAGCATATTATACCACTCCCTAAACTTCTTTTTTCTCGGAAACCAGTATGTTCTTAGACTATCACACTCACGGATTAGTTCATTTACCTCAACTGTAGTAGTCATAATATATCCTCCTTTACCAAGTCCAGCCACAGCTTCCCACTATGCCTCTAGTTATTGGCATAGAGTCTCGGCAAACTATGGCTATAGCTGCACTGTCATGGTAGTCATCTGAACCTATAGAAATAATCTTTTCTCCATAATAGCGGAGATTTCTTAATTGACTGACAAAGATATTATCGTGAGTTATTATCTTGGTAAGATTCCTGTTTAGCTCAGTAATCATATATTGCTTGTTTCCTCGTGAGGTCTGCCAGCCTATGTGATTGCTTACCTTGCCACTAAGTATGTCCTGTCTGTAGTAGAGGTTAGGGTAGTTCTTGATATGAGTGACAAACTCTATGTTTGACTCAGCAGCTAATAATGCCTTGTTGTAGTAGCCTCCGAGTTCTATAACTTTGCCAGCCATAATGTCAGGAACATATAGACCACCTAGGGTAGCACAGTGAGTAAACTTGTCATCAGCAAAATGCCATACAGTAGCTACAGACTTTGATTCCTTACCTAAGCCTGGGTCTATGCCTATCAGATATCTCTTGCCTTGCTCAGGAGGATACCATACCTGAGCTGACTGAAATGAGTAAGGAGCAGGATAACATTCCTTAGCAAGTCTATTAACATTATCTCCATCATAGACCATATCACCAGCAGCTAAGAAACAATCTATATCGTTTTCTGGATACTCCTGAGAGAATAGGAGTCTGGTCTCTCCAGACCGCCTCATACTTTCTACCTCAGCTATCTTCCTGCGTCTCCATCTAATCTGCTCTTCAGTAGCGTTGTAGTTGTTTGCCAACTTTAACTCGTCCTCACTATACTGTAGTGGAGATACATTGTCAGCTGGAAGTGCGTAAGGACTATCCTTATCCAGTTGATATTCTGGATGCTGAGTCCAGGGATAGAAGTGGGCAGTAAATACAGACTTACCTACCTCCTTGCCCTCTTTGGCAGCTTTATACATCTCACAAAAATCATTGTCTTCCCCATTAGGAGTTGAGTTGCCACACCATACTGCTTTACCATTTCGTCTAACTAATAATAGATGGTAAGGAACAGTAGCACAATATACCATTCCTGAGTAGTTTACTTCCTCAGGTAACTTATGTCTCAAAGATATATTAGAATCTGAAGACCAGCTTAGCTGATATTCAGTAAGCCATTCATCACACTCTTCACGTCTGCCTCCATGATTGTATAAGTTAGTGGAGTATCCTAGTTTCAGTAGGATTTCCTGTAAACTATTCATTAAAGGTAAACTAGTGTTATAAAGGCGGTTTCTATCATAAGACCCATCTCCATCACTGAAAGCATCTATAAGTATCCGCATATATTGACTCTTAACAAACCTCATATTATCTGGTAATATCTTAGGCATTGTATAATTATTAAGGTAAGAATGAAGCCTTTTATCTCTTATACACCACTCCATAAGTTTCCTATCTTTGCGGTTGCCCTCATAATGCCTTGCTTCAATTATCCTTGCTAATCTTTCTGATGCAGTTATCATATCAAACCAGTGCTCACTGTTATCATTTTGACATAGCCAGGTTCCACTACTGGCATCTGTATAGCCTTCTGATAGAAAGTATCCTAGGTACTCAGCCCATAATGATAAAGGAATTCTTACATCAGGCTTATCACATGCTCCAGGAAGAATAAAATAGTCATCATCAACACCAATCCAGTTGATAGACGTATCAAATAAAGCTCCAGACTTAGTGAGCTCAGATGCTTTCCTGAACTTATAATCACTACCATATCCAGTAGTTCTAGATTTAACCCACACACTATGCTCAGGGGTTACTAACAAATCCAGTCTCTTCCCATTCAGATGGAGCATCTTGCCATTATAAGGATACCTCTGCACTGCTTGAGGTTTAGTGTAGTAGGCTTGATTGGTATAAGAGTTTTTAGTAAATATATCCATATCTTCTTTTAAGTCAGGAAAAGCCACCCAGCCTTGCTTAGTAAGAACCTCAGTATCCTTATCATAGCAACCAATACGAACCCTGCCGCTTAGGGGAACTCGCTGGATAGTTGGTAGGGCTATTCTTTGGGCGTCTCCAGGCTGCCAGAAGGCATACTCATCTAATAGCAAATCATGGATAGTCTCACCTCTACCGAAAGCAAAGGAGCCTGCAGAGCCGATGTAGAAGCTACTGTGCATATCAGGGAAGGTTTTCTCAGATGTACTTCTGTGATGTAACTCTGGGATAGAGGGGACACGAGCTTTTAGTATGTCGTAGAATAGCTGAGCTTTACGCAGCAGCCTCCCACTAATGAAATCGTTGTAAGATACTATTACTGCTACTGTGCCACGAAGGGTAAGAGTATCTATTAGGTAATCAGCAATAGAGACTGAGCTGAATCCCACTTGAGCTGGCTTCACATAGATGTCTCTGCCTGTAGTAGTATCTATTATATCCTTCTCAATAGGATTAAGTTTGAACTGCACCAAGTCACGTTCCTTGTCCTCTATCTGAAGAAGCGTCTCAATAAACAGAGTTCTGTTAGATAGAAGAGTATGGATAGCCTCATCAACTTCAGTTGTCATCATAGCTATCTCTTCCTCTTGCGTGAAGTCTTCTTCTGCTTGGGCAGAGTTGTTGCATTTCTGGTTAATACTGCCTGCTTATAAGTACGGCCTCTAGCCATTATATACCTCCAGTGTTAAAGTACTGCTCTTGCAATAACCACTGACACTAATGCTACTAGCACTATAATTGTAAGCTTGTTGTAGAACTCCACCTTCATTTTGAAGTGCCAGAATTCTCTATTTCGCCAATCCTTAAACCAGTCAGGAGTATCTGAGTTCAAATCGTTTGGTGGATATTTCATCTTACCAACCTCGCCTCCTTATGTATTTTTGCCTGAGTCTAATTCGGCTTACTTGAGCTTTTCTTATATTTCGCCTTATGGCTGCTGCCCGCTTCGGGGTCATTCTGCGCTTCGTACCTTTTTGCATAGCTACAATTAAAGCAACAGTATATCCCAGCTACATCTGGGTTACTGAGCCTCCTCATTTCCGATTTGCACTTTGGACATTTCACTATGTTTCCTCTGAATCTCTAATGTGTGCTTTTCTTTGCTTAACTTCAGTACAATGTCTGTGAAGTCAAACCCTCCGTCAGCTTCCGCATGAGATAATACTTCCATGATAGAGAGCTGCTGAGGAGTGTACTGAGCACGAGCTTTCAATAAGTATTGATAGTCCCTGTCTGACATACCGTCTGGGTAGTTAATACTCTTACTTATAATACTGTAATCCTTGTGGAGGAATAGACGGTAGTTGCGGAGAAACTCTAGCTGAGCATATTCTAGACCTAGGGTCTTGCGAAGTTCTGGAAGCCTAGATTCTAAGCCTTTGAATTCTGCATTCTTACGCCAGGAGTGGAGAACGCTATCAGACATATCCAAGAGCTTGAGGCTCTCAGCTGAGGTAAAGCCACAGCAGCGATAGCCTAGGTACTTAGCCTTACTGTCATCCCGATTATAAGGGATGGTAACAGGAATAGTAGATTGGGCTATACTCTCTGGGGACTCTGGTTTTACTATCACGGAGTCTTTCATCGTCTATATTATTATACCACTTGTAGATAGATTTGTCAAATATATAATTAACGATATACATTATACTGTGCATTGACATATATATTACTCTATGATATACTAGTATTATATGGTGGTTAAAGTGATGAATAGTCTAATATGCTCAGCCATGAAGGAGAGGGGAATTACCAAACATGATTCTCCAGAAGGAGTCAGACTCTGTCTACACTGTCCATTCTCTGAGTGTGAGTTAGATACTGATGAGTATAGGACTAAAGATAAGGTGATAGAGAGAAGGGCAACAGCTATACTCCTTCATGAGCAGGGAGTGAATGCTCTGGAGATAAGTAAGAGGCTTGGAGTGAGCTATGGGTCAGTTTATAAGTATATCAGAATGGTGAAGGAGCAATCCTTAAATAAGAAGGGGAGGTAGTTCTATGGACGTCTGGGCAACTTGGTGTAAGAAGTATGTTACCTGCTATCACTGCAAGAAGGTGATAAACGCTGGTGAGCCAATGGTAGTTGGCAAGGTATGGAAGAAACATGGAGAGGCCACTAAGTGGTCTTGGTATATAAGATGGCATCCTAAATGCTGGCTAGAGCAAGCTATGCTTAGTCTGGAGAAGCATCCTTACATACCTCCAAAAGGTAGAAAGCCAGTTGAGATGGAGCCAGAAGTAAGAAAGGCGAGAATCAGTATTTTGAGAAGAAGAGCAGCAGTAGTTCAGAGGTTAAAAGTAGAGACACTCAGGCCAGACATAGATATAGATAAAATAATCCACTTAGGAGGTCTGATGGATAAGCAGGCTAAGGAAATAGAAAAGTTAGGAGGTGTGCCAAAGTCATGGATATAATAAGTTACCCAGAAGACCGTTGTGATACTTCACCTACGAGAGCTCACCTCTTCATATTAGTAGGTAATAGTGTATGGAGATGCAAGCATTGCTGGAGAGCTAAGTGGACACCTACACTATGGGGAGAAGCTGAGAAGTATGCTGCTAAGATTAAGAGTATGGGAGTTGATAAGGCATATAGTTACTTTGTTGAGTCTAAGCCTAGCATTAAGAAGTTACTGATACAATTTGAGGAGATTAGGTTACTTCGGGATGTGCTGCCTGCTAAGGACTTTGAAGCTGCAGTGCTAGCTATACTAGCAGAGACTAACCCTACTATTGACAAAGTGCAGAAGCTCATCACATTCCCTGACCTATATCTTGACCACAGCTTTGAGCACTTTAATTGTAGTCCTGAATAAATTTTAAGGAGGAGAAATGGATATACAAGAAGAGATAAGGGAATGGTTAGCAACACTTTTCTTTCCTGATAAACAGCAGATAGAATGGGAATGGGGTAGCTGTGAGGATGACACAGCCAAGGAGGATAGTTATGAGCTAGCTGATAAAGTTATCTCTTATCTCCACTCTCAAGGAGTAGTGTTAAAGGTGGATAGGGAGTTACCTAACGATGAATGGCTTGCTAACTTAAAGAATTTAATAGACCCAGGTAGCTACTATTACTTTAAGGAATGGACAGCCATTGATAGGGGGAAAACAGTGGGTGAGAGACAGGTAACAAGTTACTTAGCTGAGGCTGGCTATGTAGCAGTAGAGCCGCTAATAAAGCCAGAATCCTCTAATAAGTGAGTAAGTCCAAAATCACCAGACTGGATAATTCCTGGGAGTAAGATGACTAGTAAATCATACATACCAATAAGCGGCAGCCGTACTACGAATAGTATGCAGCTCATATCATCAGTACATAGTAAGTATACTATTGATATGCTATACTTATGGTATGCTAGAACTATATGGATAGTATGCGCTCATACTGATGATATGGAGTGTGCATACTATTGATATGCTATACTGCTGATATGCAGGTGCTGTACTATTGATATGAGAATGTTAGGTATGTCTAACAGTTGGAGAACAAAGAAAAACGGTAGCAGGCAACTTGCTACCGTTTCTCAAATTGGTGCTAGCTTGTTATGCCAGCGAGTTTAATCATTTTGACTCGGAGCTGGTATCGGGAATTTTTGTCAGTGTTGCTATCCCATAATTGCTGGTATGTAAT